CCCCGTGAGGGGTCCTGGCGAAAAGGCCCGCCCGGATTAACCAGGCGGTCCGCCGTGTTAGAGTGATTTAACACCGTGGATCGCACGGATAGATAGCTACCTGTGTCTGAAGAAGGAGTAAGACCAGGGAAGAGTTAGTGAGTGCCGTTGGGAAGCCAGCCCCATCGGGTAAGCAACACCCGGATCTAAGAACCGGGGCCCTTACTAGCAATCTCCCGGCTATCTTCCAAATGGTAATTCCGCCCAAGCATGTGACACTCTTCGGAGTGCGGTGGCAAGTACCCCCTGCAACGCAGGCTCTCTTTTTTTGAGAGTTGTGCTGTATGGGGACTGAACCACCACCTATGAGGACCGTTCACACGGTGCCTGCGGCCCCCCGACCTCTGTCGAAAGATCGAGACGCTAGAGTATGTTAGCTCTAGGGATGTCACCCTAGTAACGAGACATTGCTATGTCGCGCTAACTATACTCTTTAAGGGCAAACCGAAGGGCCTCCTAGGACTGATTCTAAATAAATAATAAATTAACATTAATCATGAAAAACACAATTAACATCAAGGGGCGTAAGCCCCTTCATTATTTATCTAGTCTTTGGTCCATGAAGGCTTGGCAGACGGGTTTAAAATCCCGTCCGTGGCTGTTAGGACGAGTCAATAGAATCGTCTTTCTAGTCATAGGGTACACGTCACATACTTATGCGGGTGCAGCGTACAGATTTGTATCCTTCTGCATACCATTGGTTCGTCATCGGGGATTGAAGGGGTTGGCGATCTACCTGAAAGCTTGCTCAGTGTTGCTTCAGAATGCTGTTGCTGGTCGTAAGGTAGGGTGTAGAGAATTTGGGGTAGCAGTATCTGTTACCCGGTCGGGGTTACCACGGGTTATTCCCGCGGAGCACCGTCGCTACATTCGGGGTGGGGCCGTTGGGCCCCTCCGACTGTGGTTGACGTTGTTTATGTTATATCGAGTAATCGATATACCGACGCGTGTGAGTATTGACTCTATACTGCTTCCCTTTAGTGGGACGGTTGGAGTTGAAGGTATGTGGAACCAATTTATGGGAGAGGCGGCCCGCCTTCTGCGTAGCAGAAGTCGGGTGGCGGAGCAGGTTATTGATAGATATCATAAACTGCGTCGCCGGATCGACCCCTATATTGGTTCCATCTATCGGCCCCTGATGACCTCTGGTCCCAATTCCACTCAAGGTTCCGTTGCGATGTGCAACGTGGAGAAGGACGCTCTGGCGTTGTTCAATTCACCGATCTGGCCTTCGTTCAATAGTTATTGTACTGAGGTCGAATCGATGGATGTTACGGCCGTTGTTCGAACGGCAGCCAAGAGCGATCCTTCTTCCTTTGAGTGGCCCCATTTTGTTGGGGGGGACCACTTAGGGTCACTAGGGCGAGTGGCTTTTAAGAGGGAACCGGGTAAAATTCGGGTATTTGCTATGTTAGACTACTGGAGCCAATCGGCGCTTCGTGGACTCCACGAGTTTCTTCTGAAACTCCTGGGGTCGCTAAATCGCGGGGAGGTTCGTTTGGATGGGACTTTTGATCAGGGGGAGACGGTTCAGTATTTACTGAGCCGAGCTTCCTCTGGTCGAAAGTTCTATTCCTTCGATCTCTCCGCAGCGACCGATCGTTTTCCTATCTGGGCTCAGTGGTCTCTCATGAAGGTTTTGTTTGGCGAAAGTGTTGCTAACCATTGGCGAGTGCTTTTGGTGGGGCGTGGTTACGCCTTTCCAGCAGTCCGTCCGGGTAGGGCTACCGGTCGTTTTTCCGACCGGTTGACCGCTCCGTACGGGCGCTCGGTGTCTGAAGACACCGGAAAGTATAATCAACCTCTGTATTATGAGGTTGGTCAGCCGATGGGGGCTCACTCTAGTTGGGCTGCCTTTACCCTTGCACACCATATGGTGGTGCAGTGGGCTGCAAATCGTGTAGGGATGAAGGAGTGGTTTGAGGACTATGGCATTCTGGGCGACGACCTGGTCATTTTTGACCGGGCCGTAGCAGCTGAGTACCTAAAACTGATAGGTCAGCTTGGAGTTAATATCTCCATGTCTAAGTCGCTACCTGGAGTACGTAAGTGCTTCGAGTTTGCGAAGAGGTTCATTGCTTTCGGGGAGGATTGCTCACCTCTCTCATTCCGGGAGTATTCGGTTTTTAACCGGTCACTCTCGGGTATGGTTGAGATGGTCAATCGTGCCTCGTTATCAAGGAAACTTCGGCCGGCATCAGTTTTAAGGGCGTTGGGGTATGGCTATAAGTCCACTGGGAGGCTCAATAGTGAGCTTTCCAAGTGGCCGGTCAGATTCCGACGTGTTGTGGTTGCTCTGTTGCAACCCGGTGCTACACTTGGTGTGAAGCACTGGGAGGCGTGGGTCGCGATGCGACGAATTCAGCATCTCGACTTTATACCCCAGGAGGGGGTTCCACGTCTCCTCCAGCATCTGCACGAATCGTACGTGGCCGAGATTGAGGTTCTTATGAAGCTCTTTGACCCGGTTAAAAGCCGTGTCGAGGAGCTTCTTCCCCCTGATGATGCCAGTGGGCATCTATCAGATTATGGGGAGGAACCTGAAACTCTGGTCCGTTCGGTTTGTGTCGAGAAGCCAATATTAGAGGCTATCTTGAAGAGGCTGGAGGAAATACAGAGCGAGGTCCTTGAATTGCAGACTGGGTCCCTGTCAGACGCGGTGCAGACCTACTCACGGTTGATAGAGGAACTCTCCTCTTATCGGCCTTGCGTAGATATGTTCGCGAGAGCGGAGGCGAAGGATCCCAAGTACGTTTTCAAAGGAATCCGTGCCTGGGAGACTTCGCGTTCTGTAGTTGATAAGGCCCTGGGGGGCGGAACAGGTTTAGTGTGTAGACGGCGATCCCGGAAGAAAGCTAAGTCTGTTCGGCGGTCCCAGAGCTAGTTTGCCCTTCATCCGTATCTAGTATAAGGTGTGAGTGCGTGATTGAGTGATCAGTCATGTAGGGAGGTACTCTAGCCTAGTCATCCATCTGAGGATGTGATGACAGGACAAAAGATTTTACGGTGATTTAACACCAACAGCGGTCCTAATATGATAAGGTAAAATCTTGTCAGGGGTGGACCGTTAGTCCCCGGGTAGTACTGTTATTATTCAGGCTCCGCTGTGCGAAG